CGAGCAGCTCAAGACCATGACCGCCAAGCAAGTCGCCGACCTCGACCCATCCGTGGTCGCGGCGGCTCTGAAGACCGGCTGAGGCCGGCCAGGAGGTAGTACCCCATGTCCCTCGAGAACTTCATCCCCTCAGTCTGGGCGGGCCAGATCCTGCGTGCCATGCGCACCGCCATCGTCTACCCGCAGCTCATGAACCGCGACTACGAAGGCGAGATCGCCGCCGCCGGCGACAGCGTGAGAATCAATATGATCGGCGATGTTTCTATCTTCAATTACCAAAAGAACACCGACCTGCCCGCCCCCGAAACCCTAACAGACGCCCAGCTGGTGCTGAAGGTGGACCAGTCCAAGGCGTTCAACTTCGCCATCGACGACATCGACAAGGCCCAGCAGACCCCGAAGGTCATGGGCGAGGCTGGCTCCCGGGCCGCCTACGGGCTGAAGAAGGTCACCGACGCCTTCTGCGCATCGCTCTACACCGACATCTCGCCGGCGAACTTCATCGGCACCGACGCGGCCCCCATCACCGGCACCTGGTCCACCGCCGGCTCCCAGGCGTATGACCGCCTGGTCGACCTGGGCGTGCTCCTCGACGTCAACGACGTTCCCGACGAGGGCCGCTGGGTCGTGGTGCCCCCGTGGTTCGAGGCCTACCTGCTCAAGGACGCCCGCTTCACCAGCTTCGCCACCGCCGCGGCCATCGCCAACCTCCGCGAGGGCACGATCACGGGGCAGCCCGACCACGCCATCGGCGGCAACGGGGCCATCGGCCGGGCCGCCGGCTTCGACCTCTACATGTCGAACCAGGTCCCGCAGACGGCGGCGACCAAGTACAAGATCATCGCCGGCCACTCCATGGCCTGGGCCTTCGCCGACCAGATCCTCGAGATCGAGGGCTACCGCCCCGAGAAGCGCTTCGGCGACGCCCTCAAGGGACTCCACGTCTACGGCGGGCGCATCGTTCGGCCCTACTCCCTGGCCCTGCTGACCGCCAACCCCACGTAGTCGCCCGCCTGCACAGCGCGCCGCATCTGGCGTCGCTGTGCGGCACGCGCTCGATCCCGTCCGTCTTTCGTCAAGGAGCCCCCATGGCCCGCACCAACGTCCCCCTGTCCAACCTCGTCGCCAACGGCGGCCTGGCCGAGCCGGCCGGCACCGCCGTCGACCCGGCCAACGGCCACGTCATCGACGTCTCCGGCCTCACCGGCCAGCTCATCATCGAGATCAACAACACCTTCGCCGGCACCAAGGTGGTCACCGTCAAGGCCGGCGCCGTCAACCCCCCGGCCTTCCGCGCCGGCCTGGGAGACATCACCTTCACCGTCCCCGCCTCCAGCCGGGCATTCCTCGGCCCCTTCGAGGGCGCCCGGGTCTTCAACGCCGGCGGCGTGCAGGTCGACATGGCCGCCGGCATCACCGGCACCATCGCCGCCCTGTTCATTCCGGACACCATCTGATGGCCGGCCCGATGAAGGACCCCGCACCCCGAGACCGCGGCAGCGACGGGGTCGCCGAGGCCGTCGCCGAGCTGGCCGACGAGCCGGGCTCCGTCGTCTGGTTCCGCTCGTCCAACAGCGCCGAGTGGGAAGTCGCGGTCGGCTCGCCGGCCTGGGAGCGCCTGGCAGGCGACGGCTCCGAGCGCATCGACGGCCCCACCAAGCCCAAGGGCTGACGCCCCCGCCGTGGCCGACGGCACGATCCAGCTCCCGCCCGACAGCACGGGGACGAAGCTCCGCACCTTCACCAACCCGGCTGTCGACGACGGCGCCCACCAGGAGGTCGTGTCCGTCGCCCTGAGCGACGGCACCCTCGACACCACCATCGCCGCCCTGCTGTCGGGCCTGCGGGGCGCGCCCGCCGGCACGCTGGAGGCCATCCGTGCGCTGCTGTCGGGAACCCTGGCAGTGGCCGGCACGGTCACCGTCTCCAACCCGACGACCAGCCCTGAGACCGGACTGGCCAAGGACGTCACTCTGCCCAAGCTGGTGGGTACGTGGTCCTACCTCGCCGGGGCCAACGGCACCTTCACCGTCGCCGCCGGCCGCCGGGTGGTGGGCATCGCCGTCCACTCCACCGCCGGTGGCAGCTTCACCATCAACGCCGGCGCGTCCATCCCGGTACCGGCGGCGACCGCGGTCGCCATCACTCCCAACGGCCAGTTGGTGGCCCCCACCATCACCGCCGACGCCGGCTGTGACTCGGTCTTCATCGAGCTGGTGCTGTGAGCCCCGTCCGCTACTCCGGCGGCGCCGCTGCGGCGCCATCGGGCGCTCCCGCCCAATGGGGGCCGAACTTCGGCAAGGCCGGCGGCGCCCAGGAGATCACCATGGCCGCCCACGTCCAACGCCTCGAATACGCCATGACCTCACCCGTGGGCGCCACCAAGGACACGTGGGTCGGCCACCCGCCGGCCTGCGCGGCCGAGACCAACCACAACGCCACCGGCCTCCAGGTCGACTCCCTGGCCGCGCTGCCCAAGGACGCCTGGGTCGGCTTCGACCTGTCGGGCTTTCCGGCTGGCGGCACCGTCACCTCGGCCGAGCTCACCCTTCGGGTTTCCACCGCCCCGGTCGTCGCCACGACCTGCTCTCTCTCCCGTCTGGGCGACGCCAACGAGGCGTGGGTGGAGACCACGCTCCAATGCTCCGGGTCCCCGGCCATCGGCGCCGTCCTCCAATCCGCCCAAGGCCCCATCCCCGCCGTCGGCTCTGACCTCGTCGTGACGCTCAACGCATCGTGGCTCGCCCGCCTCAGTGCCCGCCTCGGCGTCGGCAACGTGTCCTTCATCGTCGCCAGCGAAACCGCCCTCGGCGCCGCCACCTTCACAGACCGAGAGACCGGCGGCCTCGCCACCGGGCCACGCCTCCGCCTCACGCTCACGGTCCCGACCTGATGGCCTCCGGCATCTTCAACCGAGGGCTCCAGCAGGTGGCATCCAAGGCCGCCGGCATCGGCGCCGTTCCCGCCATCCAGACGATGAGCGTCGACGACCGCTCGACCGCCTTCGTCTTCACCACCGACACCACCCTCGGCAACCCCACGAACGTCTTCAAGGCCGCCTTCGACGCCACGCCCGTCCTCACCGGCCAGACCGTCCGCTACGTCATGACGGTCCCGGCCGCCAGCTTCAACGCCGCACCCATCCGCCGCATCGTTGTCCACAACGACACCGCGGCCAACGTCTCCCCGACCTCGGCCACCGTCATCGCCGGCACCGACGGCCAGAGCTTCCAGAAGTCGGCGAGCTTCGGCGTCACCATCTCCGTCGACATCCTCTACACGAGCGTCTAGCCATGGCCGGTTGGAAGGCGAACTGGCTCGCCGGCTGGGGGAGCGGCGATCCCTGCCCCGCCACCCGCCGCTCGAGCAATCCCACCTCCCGGACCTTCTCGGCACCGACCACCGGCACGGTCGGCGGCAGCACATCCCGCCAGCTGGTCGGGGCCACGGCACGCTCGCAAGCCAGCACCACCGTTCGCCTGCAGTCCACCGCCACGGCCCGGGCCACGTCGGGCGCAACCGTCCGCAGCACCACCGCAGCCGCCACGGCGCGCAGCACCACAGGCGCAGCGGCCCGCCAGTCAGCCGAGGGCGCACCCCGCCGCCGGTCCACCCCTACGCCGAGGAGGTCTTGCTAGATGGCATTCACCTTCGCCGGCCAATACGGCCCGGAGCTGCTCACCGACACCATCGGGCGGCCGTACCTGTCCACCGCCTTCACTGTGGTCCTCACCGGCACGGCGACGCCGGCCACGCTGTGGACCGACCGCACCAAGACCACGACCATGCCCAACCCGGGACTCACGACCTCCGCCGGAAATGCCAGGTTCTTCTGCGACCCCGGCCTCTACGACCTCATGGTCGCCGGCGTGACCGTCGCCACCGGCCTCGACGTGTTGCCCGATCGGCTGGAGCCCGTGGCCGCCGTGGCCGCCGGGTCTGTCACCGACGCCTCCGTCGCCGTCGGCGCAGCCATCTCCCAGTCCAAGGTCGCCACGCTGGTCTCGGACCTGGCGGCCAAGGCGGGGACGGCCGCGCCCGTCTTCTCCGGTGACGTCAACGTCATCGCCAGCCGGAACAACCCCACTGGGTTGCTCTGCCAGAACCTGAGCGCCGGCACATCGGCCATGTCCGGCATCCGAGCAGTTCGCCCTGACGGCAATGCGGTCTGGATCGGAGCCGCTGGCCCCACCACGACAGCCCTCGGAGGCGTCGGTGTCAACGCCAACGAAGCGGGCCTCTGGAGCGACGGAGGGTTGCCCGGTCTGAAGGTGGAGAACACCACTCCCGGCGGTTACATCCTGTTCCAGAAGTCGGCCGTCGAGGTCGCCCGCTTCGACGCCAACGGCCATTTCACCCCCGGTCAGGACATCACCTACAACCTCGGCTCGCTCACGAAACGCTGGCTCGGGTTGTGGGCCACGCAGGGGCTCATCGGTGGAGCGCAAAGCCCAGCGGAGTACGCACTGGCGGTCAAGGGCGCCCCCGGGCAGAGCGTGGCGCCGCTCCAGGTCAAGGACTCGACCGGAGCGACCGTCGTGCAATTCACGGTGGCCGGCCGCGTGCTTTCCTCCATGCTCCGAGGGTTGAGCGATTCGGGTCCCTACATCGCCTTCGGGTCTCGACTCACGCTCATCAATCCCGACTTCTACTCGTCTGCGACCACCGATCCGAGTTGCCAGATCTTCGGCCAAACCGGCCAGACCGCGGACCTGTGCCAGTTCCGGGTGACCGCCGCCACCATCGACAGCCGGGTTGGGCCAGCCGGCCGGTACATCACGAAGGTCGCCACCGCGCCCGTGCTGGCAGATCTGGTCGACGGCGAGATCGCCTTTCACACCGATGGAGCGGGGGCCCTCAAGGTGTCCGCTCGCGTCGCTGGCGTGCTCACCACGAAGACAGCGACCCTCACATGATGCCCTCACGACAGGAGCCCACCGTGGCCGACATCACCATCACCGTCCCCGACGAGGCGGCGTTGGTCGCAGCTTTTGCCGCCGCCTACGGCTACGAGGAGCAGCTACTCGTGCCGATCCTCGGCCACGTGGTGCATGTGGTGGACGACGAGAACCCCACTGGTTTCAAGGAGATACGCGTCGACCCCGAGGGCGAGGACACCGGGCACAAGCAGATGGTGCGGAACCCGGAGAGCCGAGAGGACTTCGCCCGCCGCCAGATCGCCGAGTACATCACCGCCGTCACCGGCGAGCAGGTCACCGTCACGTGAGCGAGCCCGTCCCTGTCATTCCCGAGTGGGTGGCGACGATTGTCGGCCGCCTGGTGCTGGAGAACGAGGCCATGCGCCAGGCGCTCGCTGTCCAACCGGCGCCGACGCCCGCCAGCCCGGTCTCCCCATAATGCCGGCTGTTCTCGGTGTCCTCGCCGCTGGTGTGGTGGCCGGAGCGTTTCTTTGCGGCTTCCACGACGGACGGTTGTTTGAGCGCCAAGCGGGCAATCGCCCCTTCTGGCGGAAGTCCACGTTAATGCCGGCTCGGCGTACAGATCGGGCGGTGCCGTAGATGCCGGTCGGTATCGGTGGGGCCGCCCCCTCCGCCCCGTTCGCCACCGCAGCGGACCTCGCCACGTTCCTCCAGCGGGACCTCAGCGCGGCCGAGACCGCCACGGCGACGCTGCTGCTCAACCTGGCCAGCGACGCCATCCGGGCCGAGACCAACCAGAGCATCGCCCTGGTGCCCGGCGACGTCGCCACCCTCTTCGGCAACTGGTCGCCCCGCCTGGTCCTGCCCGAGCGCCCCGTCATAGCGGTAATCGCCGTGAGCATCAACGGCATCGCCCTGGTGGCCGACGTCGACTACTGGTGGCCCGGCAAGTACCGCCTCATCCGCGGCGCCCGGCCGTCGGGGTCGTCGACCCACGACATCGGCCGGGGGGACGACTGGGGCGGGCCGGACATGGCCGTGGTCGTCACCTACTCCCACGGCTTCGCCGTCATCCCCGACGTGGTCCGCGCCGTCTGTCTCTCCGCCGCCCGGCGCAGCATGGTCAACCCCGACGGCGCCCTCAGCCTGGCGCTCAACATGACCGCAGGCTCCGTGGCCACCACCTACGGCGCCGACGGCGGCGCCGGGGCCACCGTGGAGCTGACCCCCGGCGAGAAGGCATCGCTGGCCTACCTGAGCAGGAGCTGGCAGTGACCCTCAACGTCGACCTGACCTTCCTCGTGCCCGGCATCGGCGAGGTGTCGTGCTCGGGCACCATCGCCGAGCTCGAGCCCGAGCCCAGCGAGGCGCCGGCCAATGTCGTGGCGGACTGGCTCGGCCACGTCAGCCCCGCCGAGCTGGAGCGGTTCGCCTGGGCCGCCCAGGAGGCCACCGGCGAGGAGTACACAACCGTGGTGCTCGCCGTCCTGGCGAAGTGGGCCAGTGGCACTCCCTAGTCTCACCGGCCCCCGGGCCCGGCTGGCCGCCCTCATGGTCGACACCGTCACCATCACCCACACGACCGCCACGCCCGTCGACGACGCCATCAACGCCGCCACCGGCAAGACCGTCCCCTCGGCCGGCGAGACCCCGGCCACGACCTACACCGGCGCCGCCTTCATCTCCCCCACCACGTCGGTCGCGGCGAAGCCCGGCCAGGCCCCGGTGGGCCTCGACGCCTACACGCTGGTCCTGCCCTTCGACGCCCCGGAGCCCACCCCAGGCGACCAGGCCACGGTCACCGCCTCCGCCGCCGAGCCCGCCCTGGTCGGCCTGATCCTCGTCGTGCTCTCCGCCGAGGCCCACACCCTCAATCTGGCCCGGGTCGTTAGCACCCAGGTCCTCACCCCGGCCCGGCCCGTCCATGGCCGCTGACGTCTCCCAGCTGCTCGCCTTCAGCGCCGAGCTGGAGGCCGCCGGCTCGAGCGTCGGCGCCCGGGCCTACTCCCTGGTCGACCACTGGGCCCACATCGCAGAGGCCGCCATCGCGGCCAAGGCCCCCGGCACCCACTACCCCTCCACCATCCACGCGGATCCGCCGGTGGTAACGCCCGAGGGCATCGTCGCCGTCATCTCCACCCCCCGGCCCGACGGCTGGCGCCGCGAGTTCGGCTTCCACGGCACCGACAGCCTGGGGCGGCACTTCTCCGAGCCCGGTCATCCCCACTTCGTGCCCGGCATCGACGCCACCGAGGTTCCGTTCCTGGAGGCCGTCGAAGCTCTGGGCACTCGAGTGCTCGCCGCCAATGGCTGAGGTCCTGCTCCGCCAGCCCGTCACCGACGCCCTGCTGGCCATGCTGCGGGCCACCACCAGCCCCGACGCCCGCCCGCTGCGCATCGGCGACCACCGGGCCCCCGAGCCCGTTCCGCCCGCCCTGGTGCCCGAGACGCCGTTCGCCGTGCTGTCGGTCATCGACGAGACCGAGCTGTACGGCACCTGGGACGATCCCCACACCGACGGCCGCATGGTCTTCCAGCTCTCGAGCGTGGGCGACAGCCGCCGCTCGGCGGAGTGGATGGCCGACCAGGTGCGCAAGGCCGTCCTCGGCCGGGCCGCCGGCGACTACCTCCGCCCCATCACCCCCACCGAAGGCGCCCTCATGGGCCGCGACCTCCACATCGGAGGCCCGACGCTCCAGGACGGCGACTGGTGGAACGTCGTCGACCAGTACGCGCTGTTCATCACCAACGCCTAACCCCCCCCCCCCCCCCCCCGGCGGAGAGAGCGAGCACCCGATGACCCCGGAGTCTGTCGCGCCCTTCCTCACCTGCGCCGACCTCGACCGGGCTCTGGCCGATTTCGGCCTGAGCATCCGCGACGTCGCCTGCCAGCGGATCGACGCCGAGTCCTTCCTCCCCGAGGGCCGCCTCGTGCTCGTCGTCACCGCATACGCCCGCGACGCCGAGGGCCGGCGCTACATCGACCACGAAGACCGCACGAAGGCCGCCACCGAGGTTCGTCGGTTCCTGCTCACCGGCGACCTGTGCCTTGCCCCCAACACCGCAGCACCACCGACCCGAACCCAAGGAGAAAGCAATGGCTGACGAAACAGAGGGCTGGGTGCAGATGCGCCACCCCGACCTTCCCGTCGAGAGCACCGCCCCCGACGGCGGCTATCCCCTCGTGCACCCCGAGGCGTTCGAGCAGGCCTGGGCCCCCCTGGGCTGGGTCCTCGTCGACGAGGCCGCGACCCCGCCGAGCCCGGCCAAGGCGCCCCGATCCACCACGCCGCCCACTCCCCAGGAGAGCTGATCCATGCCTGTCGCCGATGTCCGCTTCATCCGCCCCGGCATCTCGAAGATCTACTTCGTTGCCACCATCGCCAACCCGGCCGCACCCACCGCCGCCGAGGTCAACGCCGGCGTCAACCTGTCGGCCACCGTGGCCGACGTGGTCGGGTTCACCTACCAGAACACCCCCGTTTCGGTCCTCGACTGGGGCGACAACTTCGAGTCCAAGGTGATCGGCCTCGACGTCGCCGCCCAGTCGGGGCTGAAGATCTACGAGAAGCGCACGACCAACACCGGCCGCACCACGCTGGCCAAGAACGTCGCCGGCTATCTCGTCATCCTGTTCTCGGGCACGGCCGGGGCGACGCCGGCTGCGGGCGACAAGGGCGACACTTGGCCCATCCTGTCCGCCGGTGTGCCCCGGGAGTACGTCTCCGGCGCCACCGCGGCGAAGTGGACGGCCGCCCTGGTGATCACCGCCCGCCCCTCCGAAGACGCGGTGTTGGTCTAGATGCCCATCGACTTCGAAGCACTCCTGGCCCGCAAGCGCCCGGCCACGGCCGAGTGCGTCATCGCCCTCGACGCCGAGGCGGTCGACGCCGTGGCCGCGGCCCGAGCTGTCTGGCAGGCAGCGGAGGCCGCGGCCATCGACCACCCCGAGCTGCGCTCGGCCCAGCAGGCCCGCGACAACGCCGAGGCGGCCCTGGACGCGGCCGAGAAGGCGGCGGCAGATGCGACGGCCACCTTCCGCTTCGAGGGCATCTCTGGCCCGAAGTGGGATCTCCTGGTCGACGCGCACCCGCCGACCGATGAGCAGGTCGAAAAGGCCCGGGCGGCCAAGGAGGAGCTGCCCACCTGGAACGACGACACCTTCCCGCCCGTTGCCGTGGCCGCCTGCTGCGTCGAGCCGGCCATGTCGCTGGAGCAGGTGCAGCAGCTGTTCGCCTCCGGCCAGTGGAACGCGGCCGAGACGCAGGGGCTGTTCAGCGCCGCCCACACCGCCAGCCGGACCCGGAGAGTGCCGCAGCTGGGAAAAGGATTTGGTCGGACCCTGAGCTGAGGCTGCAGCTGGCCATCTGCAGCCGGGGCCCGATCCCGCATTCGCAGTTGCTGTCCTGGGACCCGGAGGACATCGACAAGGCCGTCGCCTACGAGCTCGCCATGCGCGAGGTGTGCAAAACCTGCGGAACCCGGCCAGAGGACTACCGCGACGACGACGGCGAACCCCACGACCCGCCCCGCCTCGAAGCCGTCGTGCGCCGTTGCCACTGGTGCGCCCAGACGACGAAGCTGCGCCTGGCCATCGAGGACCAGGCCCGCCGCGACGCCGGCACCGGCGAGGACGCCTCCATGGCCGCCTCCCGGGAGCTGGCCGGCCTGGCCGTGGCGCTCGTGACCTTCGATCCCGACCGCCCCCTGATCGAGGACGACTGAGGAGGGCTGACCCATGCCCCTGAAGACGATTGCAGTCGCCCTCGGGCTCGACGTCGCGCCCTATGTCGCCGGTGGCGAAAAGGCGATGGCCACCAACCGTGCCGTCGCCGAGTCGGCTGTTGCCGCCGCCGCCCAGATCGACGCCGCCTACGCGGTGGCGGCCAAGGGGGCCCGGGCCTACGTGGTGGCTGCCACCGAGGCCTCCGTCGCCAATCAGCGCCTGGCCGCATCGGGCGCCGAGGTCGTGGCCGCCGACGAGGCCCAGATCGCGGCGAGCAGCCGCCTGACGGCGGCGCTGGAGAGGCAGATCGTGGCCGGCAACGGCGCTGCCGGGGCCATGAAGGCCGGAGCCACCAGCCTCCGGTCGATGGTGGCCGACATGTCGGGGGCGGAGAAGGCGGCCGGGCTGGTGGGCGTGGCCGTGGTGGCGCTGGGCGTCGAGGGCGTCAAGCAAATCCTCAGCGTCGACGGCGAGATCCGCAAGCTCAAGGGCACGCTGGGATCGACGGCCGAGGAGGCGTCTGGTCTGCGCAACGTCTCGGTGGCGCTCGGCCTCGACACCGACACCGTCAACACCGCCATTTTCCGGCTGTCAACCAACCTGCAGAAGACCAAGGGCGATCTGGCCGGCACCCACGTCGAGACGGCCAAGAACTCCGACGGCAACGCCAACCTCTACAAGACCCTGCTCAACCTCCGGGCCGCCTATCAGTCCATCGGAGACGCCCAGGAGCGCAACATCTTCCTGCGGGAGGCCATCGGCCGGGGCGGCGCCGAGCTGCGCCCCCTCATCACCGCGTCGGACGAGGAGTACAAGCGCCTCACCGGCTCGGGCATCCAGCGCACCGAAGCCGACCTGAAGGCCAGCCGCGATCTGTCGATCGCCCTGAAAGAGGCCGGCCAGTCCGTCAAGGAGCTGGAGATCGACCTGGCCAACGGTCTGGTGCCGGTCCTCACCACGACGGCCAAGGCCATCACGACCGTGGTCAACGCCGCCGACAAGCTCTCGGGCCCCATCGGCGGGATCAAGGGCGTCATCGGGGCTGCCCTCGACTTCACGCCGTTGAACCTGTTCAAGGACCACGTCAGCACCTCCAAGCTCGGGCTTGACGGCTGGGCCGGCACCGTCGAGAACATCACCTCCCGCGTGTTCCCGCCGCTCGGGGTGGCCCTCGACCTGGCCGGCCGCAAGACCAAGGACCACACCGCGGCAACGGCCGACTCGGCCGCGGCCCAGAAGAACCTGGCCGCCCAGCTCGAGCTGACGGCAAAGCAGGAAGAGAAGGCGGCTACGGCCCAGGCCCAGCTGGTCGATGCTCACATCTCCGGGCTCGACAAGGTCAAGGCCGAGACGACGGCCGAGGAGCACCTGGCCGACGTGGTGGCCCGGGCCGGCGAGGTCTCGGTCAACGTGGACGAGGAGTCGGCCAAGGCCAGGGAGGATTACGCGTCCAAGGTCACCGCCGCCGACGACCGGGTGAGCGCGGCCCGCACAAACCTGGCCGCGGTCCAGGTCTCCGCCGCCGCCCGGGTGTCGGAGGCCGAGACCCATCTGGCCGACGCCCAGGAGGCGGCATCGCGGCGCGTGGTCGACGCCCAGCGGTCCGCGGCCGACGCCAACGAGAACGCCCACCGCTCCACCCGCTCCGCCGAGCAGGCCCTGTCCGACCTGCGGGCCAACCAGGCGGCGACGGGCAACCCCGTGCTGGCGGCCATGCTCCAGCGGGCCCAGGCCATGCAGCGGGCCGTCGAGGCCGTCGACCGGGCCCGCGACGCCGAGAAGGACACGGCCGTCCGGGGCTCGGAGTCGGTCGGCAGGGCCCAGACCGAGGGGGCCAAGCAGGTCGACAGCGCCGCCGACGCCCTGGCCAAGGCCCGCACCGAGGGGGCCAAGCAGGTCCAGGTCGCCGAGGCCGAGATCACCAAGGCCCGGGCCGAACAGGTCAAGGTGGCCGGCGAGTCCGAGGCCCTGGACCGCCGCCTGGTGGCCCTGGCCCGGGAGCGCGAGACGGCGGTGAAAGAGGTTGGCAAGGCCCAGGGCGCCGTGGCCATGGCCCAGCGAACCGACGCCATCGCCGAGGCCAAGGAGCAGGCCGCGGCCATCGAGCTGGGCCTGCAGATCAAGGGCCGGGACCTCACCCAGATGGAGCGCAACCTCGTCCTGGCCCAGCAGTACGACCTCCAGGCGGCCAAGTTCGGCCCCGGCTCCCCGATGCGCAAGAACCTGGAGGACCTCTCCGACCGCCTCAAGGGCCTGAAGGTCGACATCGACACCGGGCCGGCCGAGAAGATGCTGTTCGGCCTGACCGAAAAGGCGTCCGCCCTCAAGAAGGTGTGGGACGACCTGAACACCACCACTGCGGGGCGGGCGGCCGTCGGCGCCGGTGCGCTGCCTCCGGGATCGCGGCCCGAGGCCGGCGTGGCCAGCGCGGCCAGCGGCGCGGTGTTCCACTACTTCGCCCAGGGCGGCACCGAGAACCACATCGCCCAGATCGCCCCGGCCGGGGTCGTGCGGGTATGGGCCGAGCCCGAGACGGGCGGAGAGGCCTACATCCCCCTGTCGGCCGCCAAGCGCCCCGGCTCCGAGGCCGTGCTGGCCACCGTGGCCCGCCAGTTCGACATGGCGGTCGTCAAGATGGACAAGGCCAACATCGGGTCCAGCTACATCGCCCCGCCCCAGCCCATCCTGGGCAGCGGCATCGGCAGCGGCGGGGGCGGCATCGACTACGACAAGCTCGGCGCCGCCATCGCCCGGGCCCAGGGCGTGCGCCAGGTCGGCCCCTTCAACATCACCGGCGTGCCCAGCGGCGACGTGGCGTCGGCCATCCCCCGGGAGATCCGCCGCGAGATGTTCCTGATGGGTGGGCGGTAGTGGCCTTCGTCATCACCCGCACCGAGTACCTGGAGATCAACGACTACCTGGGCACGACCAGCATCCCCCTGGCCACCCCGGCGTGGCGGATCATCAACATGTCCACCCTCTTCGAGGGCCCCGACGTGCGGGGCAGCAACCGCGTCTTGCCCGGGACCGCGGGCGAGAAGGCGTTCCCGAAGCGGGTCGGGGCCACGGTCAAGGTGCTGCAGATGGTCGTCTACGGCGGGCGCAAGTGGGACAACACCGTGTACTCCGACCGCCACGTCGGCCTCGAGACCAACCTGCTCTATTTGGCCGACAACCTGGCCGTGCCCCCGGCGGCGCCGGCCGGCACCCGCGCCTCCACGCTGCACCTGGCCGACGGCTCGACCCGCACGGCCAACATCCAGGTCATCAAGTTCCGCATCGGCTCGGGCGGCGGCCTCGACACCCTGGCCACCCTCGACATCAACATCCCCACCGGGCGCTACGCATGACGCTGGCCGCTTCGGTCTACCAGCGCAACGGGACCCTCGTCTCGGCGCTGCCCAACAGCTTCGCCCGCCAGTTCCACGACGCCATCAGCGACACCGGCGGCTGGTCGCTGTCGCTGACCAACGACGATGCGGCCCTGGCCAATCTGGTCTACGGCCGCGTCGTACGCCTCAGCGTCGACGGGACGGTGCGCTTCGCCGGGCTCATCGAGCGCCTGGACCGCACCAGCGTGGCCCCCACCGAAGAGGTCGACCAGGTCACCAAGGCCAGCGGCCGGGGCACGCTGGCCATCTTCGAGGAGGCCGTCATCGTGCCCTCCCTCGGCGTCGACCGCCTGACGTTCCAGGACGCCCGCCTGTTCAATTTCGCCGCCAGCGGGCTCGACATGTCGGCGTGGACGGCGGTGACGAACCACCCCCAGACCGGCGGCACCGGCGGGGTCGGCAGCCAGAACTTCCTCCTGCCCCGCTGGCCGGACCCCAACTCGCTGAAGATCTGGATGACCTACGTCCCCGGGGACCGCGCCGTCACCGATGGCGATGTCTACGCCCGAACGACCTTCACCACGACGTCGGCGCACGCGCTCTATCGCGTGTTCGCCAGCGCGGACGACGGCTACGAGCTGTGGATCGACGGCTCCTATGTGATGGGCGAGATCATGCCGTTTCTCTGGTACGAGTTCGGGACCACCGAGGTGACGTTGGACTCGGGCTCCCACACCATCGCCATGAAGGGCAGCAACCCTCCCGGCCTGCGCGTCGGCGGGCCCGGCAGCGACAACGTGGCCTGGATGATGGCATCGGTCATGGAGACCAGCTCCGGCGGGGCGGCCCTGGGCGCCGTGGCGGTCAACACCAGCGCCTCATGGACCGGCGTCGGCTATCCGGCCGTTCCGCCGGGGTTCTCCCCCGGTGCGATCGTGCGCATCCTGGTGGCCGAGGCCCAGGCCCGAGGGGCGCTGACCGGCGTCACCCTCGGCTTCTCCGACACCGTCGACACCGCGGGCACGACGTGGCCGATCATCTCCGACTTCGCCGTGCAGGTCGGCGCCGACATGCTCACCACCATCCGCCAGCTGTGCGAGACGTACATGGACGTCCACATGGACCCGTCCACCCTGCGCCTCGACGCCTGGGTGTCGCGGGGCGCGACCAAGGCCGTCACCCTGGTCGGGGGCAGCAACGTGACCTCGCTCGTCCACGCCGGCATCGGCTGATGGCCCTCACAAACGCCATGCTGGTGCGCTGGGGCGGCGGGTTCACCTTCGCCACCGTGCCGGCGAGCATCACCACCTACAGCCGCCGGGAGGGCTACCTCGCCGTCGGGGCGTCGGGCAAGGACGAGGCCCTGCGCATCGCCAACGCCATCCTGGCCAACCGGGCCAACCCCGACGTCGCCGTCACCGCCGTGCTGGAGCCGGCGGGCACCGACGTGCCCTACGTCAACTTCGACGTGGGCGACACCATCACCGCGCCGGACCCGAGCGGGGCCACCGCGGCCCAGCGGGTGGTGGGCATCACCGTCAGCGAGGACACCGACGGCAACAACCTCTTCGTGCCCGAGCTGAGCTCCCTGCGCCTGCTCCAGGAGCAGTACAACGCGGCATGGCTCAAGCGCATGGCCAACGGGACCCTGGCCGGCGTGGCCCGCAGCGCCAGCCCGGCCGTGGCCAAGCTGGCGCCCAAGCCCAAGCCGCCGACTGACCCCATGAGCTTCTCGATGCCCGGCCCGCTGGTCATCGCCACAAGCGGGCGGCTCTACCCGTCCGTCGCCGTGTTCGCCTTGTGGGGGTCCATCTCGCTGGGCACCGCTGGCTCCACCACCACCACCGTCGTTTTGTACAAAAACGGGGCGCAGGTCGCGACCGCCAGCCTGGCGGCGGGCGTCTCCCTGGTTGAGCGGACAGGGATCGACCCCGGCATCGCCTTCGCGGTCGGCGACTATGCCTCCCTGGCCACCACCGCGGTCGGGATTGGGGCCGCCGACCTCGCGGTCAGCGTGCCCACGATCTGATGGGCCACGTCACCTTCGGGTCCCTGGCTCTGGGATCGAGCGTCGTCGCTGAGAACCTGTTCTCGGGCGTCGTTTCCTCGGCGGGCTCGGCGGCGGTGGCCTCCAAGTCCGACCACACCCACGGCACGCCCCTGCCCCGCCACCCCCAGACCGGCTTTCCGAACGTGGACTTCTCCGGCGGCGCGCTGAGCCTGGGGCGCCGCAGCGGCGAGTACTCCCCGGCGCTCCTCGCCACCGAGGACGTGACCACCTACGAGCGGCTCTTTGTGACCTGCCCCGTGGGGGTGAGCGGCTGGGGCCGGGCCACCCTGGACCTGTGGGGCGTCAACGACGGCTCGGCCCTGATCAAGTTCTACAACGACCTCGACGTCAACGGCGCCTATGGCAACACCGCGGCGGCCTCCAAGCCCTTCGGCTTCGCCCTCGAGGGCTATCTCGGCTTCCTGTCCATCGCCGACACCCCAGCGGTCGCCCCCGCCGGCCAGGCCCGCATCTACTACCAGTCGTCGGCGGGCAAGCTGCAGGTGAGCCAGAACGGCGGGGCCTACACCGGCATCGGCGAGGCCGCGGTGGGCCATGGCGCCTTCGGGACCTTCCTGATAACCGACCCCAGCGGCAGCAACGCCCTGCGGTGGACCACCGCGTCGGAGATCTACTTCAACGCCACCGACAGCATCCACATCGGGGGGGCCTCGGCCCTGTGGGTCTACCAGGGCAACATCGCCATGGGCGGCACCGTCACCGGCGGCTACCAGCTCACCGTCACCGGCAAGACCAACCTCGTCGGCAACGTTGACGTGACCGGCAGCGTCAGCGTGTTGTCGGGCTCCACGGGGCTCGGGATCGCCGTTGCCCTGGCTCCGCTGCACGTGGTCACGCCGAGCTCGGGGACCGCGGGGCCGACGGCCATCTTCGCCCTGAACAACTGCGGGCTGCCCTGCGCTCAGCCGACCTGGACCGAGGGCGTCCGCCTGGTCAACACCAACACCAACGGCCGGGTGGGGATGGCTCTGGTCGTGGCACCGTCCAACGTCTTCTCCTCGGTGCCCGATGTCTACGTCGGCACCCCCGACAGCGGCGGTACCGGGGCCTCCAACAGCCTCATCGTGGCCTTCAAAGCGGCCGGGACGCTCACCGAGTTCGTCCGCATCACCGGCACCGGCAACGTGGGCATCGGAACGGTGCTGCCACGGGCCAAGCTGTCGTTCGGGACGATGTACGGCTCGCCCGCCGTGTACCTCTACGATGCCGGCGCGGCTCAAAACTACGGCATGGGAATCCAGGCCAATGAGCTGCAGGTCTTCATACCGACCGCCGCCCACATGTCCTTCAACAGCGGCGGTGACCTGCAGACGTCGGGCACCAACGAGATCATGCGCCTCACCGGCACCGGCACCCTCCGCCTGGAGGTGGGCGGCAACGTCAGGGTGAACCCCGACGCCGCCTCCTACCCCTATGACTATTTGCGCTTGAGCGACAGCGTCTACGGAAACCTCGGCCTGAGGATTTCCCGCTACGACACCATTTCAGCCGAGGTCTATCGCTACGCCGCGGTCTATGCCTCCTACCAGGGGATCTGGATGGTCGGCCCGGCCAAGACCAACGGCACCGGCCAGCCGATTTGCGAGATGCTCGGCTTCGCTGACGGGACAGCATCTGCGCACCTCTTCAACGACCTCGACGTCAACGGCGCCTACGGCAACACAGCGGCGGCCAGCAAGGCCTTCGAGCTCGACGTGGACGGCCCGGTCAAGTCCAACGGGCTCACGCTGGTCTCGGCCCGGTCGAAGAAGACCAACATCCGCGACGACGACCGCTCCTCGCTGGCGGTGGTGCGCCGACTGCGCCGGCGCCGGTACTCGTGGCTCGGCAGCGAGGAGGACCACAGCGGCTTCGTGGCCGACGAGGTGGCCGCCGCCCATCCCAGCCTGGCGGCCACCGACGACCAGGGCGTGCCCACCGGGTGGAAGCTGGGCGAGATGGTGACCCTGCTCGTCGGCGGAATGCAGGAGCAGTCGGCCCAGATCGAGGCCCTCACCGCCGAACTGGCCAAGAGATGACAACCAACAAGGAGAACCGTGCCCAAGCTGCACCATGACACCGTGGTCCTGGGATTCGCCGGCGAGGAGCTGTCCTACCGTGACGGCCCCGATGCCGAGCCCCGGCCGCTGACGTTTCGCGATCTGGCCTTCATCGCCCTGGACTTCCTGGACCCCGGCGAGGCAATGGGACCGGAGATGAAGGGCCGCATCTTCGGTCTGACCATGAAGTTCTTCGCTCCCGGCACCATCCTCGACCTGGCCGTCGAGGATGCCGCCCTGGTCAAAGACCGCGCCGGCAAGGCACTCAACCCCCTGGCCTATGGCCGGCTGTGCGAATGGCTGGAGGGCGACCCCCAGCGCGTGGCGGGACAGTGACCACCTCCCCCGCCCCTGGCGGCCCGTTCCCTACGTTCGGGGAATGCCCGACGACCCGATGACCTTGGCCCCCCGGCGGTGCGGTCTCGACCGCCTGGTGGCTTGCCTGCGGGCGGTCACGCTGCTGCTGACGCTCATCTTCGCCGTGCTCGCCGTAGTGGCGGTGCGGGTGTGACCGATCTGCCGCCCGATCTGCCGCCCGTCGACGACACACCCCCCGGGCCGCCGGCCACCACCCGGGGCCCGGTGCCGGCCCCCCTGCACCCGGGGCGGGTCGATGGCGACCGCTGAGGCGGCGCTGGGGTGGATGCGCGAGCGCATCGGCATCGGCGAGGACCCGCCGGGGAGCAATCACAACTCGATCACCGACTTCTTCGGCCTCGGCCCCGTCCCCTGGTGTGCGGAGTCGGTGTCGCTGGCCCTCAACAACGCCTGGGGCAACCAGGAGCGCTGGCAGGTGCCCGGGGTCAAGCCGGACTACCTGCTCGGCTTCGCCTACGTCCCCAACCTGCGGGGCGCCTTCATCGATGCCGGCCTCTACGACACCACGCCCCGGGTGGGCGACGTGGTCATCTTCTCCTGGGGACCGGGCGTGCCCATCGGCGACCACACCGGCCTGGTCGAACAGGTTCTCGGCGACGGCACCGTGGTCACCCTCGAGGGCAACACCGGCGACGACCTGCTGCGCAAGCGCCGGTCGATGGCCGTCATCGACGGCTTCGGCCACCCCCCCTACGACGCCGCGCCGACGCCGCGCCCACCTGGCAGTACCCCCCAACCGCCTCCCGAGGAGGACGACGACATGTCCGACAACACGCTCTTCAACCACGGCGGCGGCGTGATCCTGCGCTTCGGCAACGGGGCCCTGCTCACCCTGGCCAACGACGACCAGGTCGGCTCCGAGCTGGCCATCAAGGCCCCCTCGCTGGGCGACGTGACCGACGAGCAGTACGCCACCCTGCTGCGGGGCGACCGGACCCCGCCGGGCCCGCCGGCGTGAGCGGGGAAACGGCGGAGGCCCCCCTCGGGTGGACGCCGGACCTGCTGCGCATCCACATCGAGCGGGTGCTGGCCGAGCGGGACCTTCGCTACAAGGACCACTTCAACGCACAGGAGGCAGCCGCGGCGCTGGCCCTCAGTGCGGTCAAGGAAGCCAGCGACAAGGCCGAGCGAGAGCGCGTGGCGTGGCAGGCCGCTTCCAACGAGTGGAGGGCGGCAATGAACGACCGGGAGCTGCGGTTCATGCCCCGCACAGAATCCGAGGCCCTGCACCACCGCACGGGCGAGAACCTGGACGACCTGGCGAAACGGACCGCCGCCACCTTCTCGTCCATCGGGTCCCGCCTGGACCTGATGACCGGCCGGGCCGCCGGCTCCAACATCGAGGCCCGGCTGGAGGCCATCGCCAGGCAGATCGACACCAACTCATCGGCCATCATCACCGAGGGGGCCAAGGCTGCCGGCGGGCGCGACGCCGTCATCGAACGTCGCCAGAGCCAGGCCGCCGTCTACGCCGCCGTTGGCATGGCTATCACCATCCTGACCTTCCTGGTGGGCTTCGTGGCCTACGTGGCGGCCAGGCCGTGAGCACCGACGACGGCGACGAGATCATCGTGTCGGTGCTCCGGGACATCCTCGGCAAGCTGGGCGACATCCATGGCGCCATCGACCGCCTCGGCATCCGCGTGATGTCTGTGAACGCCGCCGCCGGCCGCATCGAGTCCCACGCCGACGCGGTGGCCGTCGACCTGGCCTGGAGCCACCTGGAGGCGGCGAAGGTGGCCCCAGATGCCCCGGCCGGCGCCCGGGCCGACGCCGCCGTCCAACCCACCCCGACCGAGCGGTGGGAGGCCTAACCCGGTGAACGACCCGCTGGTCGACCACGCCATCCACGCCATCCGGGCCATCCGCCATGAGCAGGCCGGCCAGGCCGCCGTCCTCGACCGGCTGGTGCATGAGTCCGCGGTACTGCGCGGGTGCATCGCCGTACTCGACGACCAGCTCCATGCGGTGGTGCTGGAGTCGGCGGCCGTCACCCGCAGCATGCTCGGCGAGATCCTCTTCCGCCTACCCCGGCCGCGCCCTGCGGTCGGGCTCGAAGTCACCCTCACCAACACAGGAGACACCATGACCGACACCAACACCGTCACTCTCGACGTCGACGTCACCGGCGAGCAGCTCGTCGCCCAGTACGTGGACGACCGCGGCGACGTGACCACCACCGGCCCCGCCGGCCCCGACGGCGTCCCCGCCACCATCGGCTACGCCAGCTCCGACACCACCGTCGTCACCGTCGACGCCACCGGGTCGCTGTCGTTCCTCCAGGCCGGCACGGTCGTCCTGACGGCCACGGCCAACGACTCCAGCGGCGCCCCCGTCGCCGGCTTCAGCGCCTCGGTCAACCTGGTCCTGACCCCCGGTGTCGCGACCGCGCTGGAGGTCAGCGTCGAGGGCGCACCGCCCGTGCCTGCTCCCGAGCCGGCGCCGGAGCCCACGCCGGCCCCGCCCACCATCTAACCCCACACGCGGTGAGTGCAAACGGCGCATCAAGCCTCACCGCACCGGACTCCCTGCGCTTACCGCGCACCCCTCGCCCTCGTGGGAGTCGCGCCGCACATCGCGACTCCCACGCAGGGCGTCTCATCGAGGAGCAGCATGAACAGCGGGCCGAAGCTGGCGACCTGGCGGGCGTGGGCCGTGTGGCTGGTGATCGCCTTGGCCGCATCGGTCGTGGCCGGCTGGTCGCCGCCGTCGTGGTCGTGGCCACGACCCACGCCACCGCCATCCAGCAGGCGCCCGGGCCGTAGGCCGCTACTCGTCGCCCCTGGAAAGCAGGCGGTCGCGCTGCCAGGCGTCGAAGACGGTGACGCAGAAGTCGGGCAGGCGGCGCTCGACGAGGGCCTTGCACTCCCGGTGGAGGTGGCGGGCGTCGCAGCGGACCTCCTGGTGGGGGGCGATGAGGGCCAGCGCCGTCGGCGCGTGCACGAGGCGGAGGCGGGGCAACGTCTCGGCGGCGACGTAGAAGGCGCCCACGATGTCCTCCAGCGGCTTGGCCGTGTAGTTCTTCTCCGACCACGCCCACAGCTCGGCGGCGACCAGCAGGAGCCATTCCGCCACCGGGACCGGGACCGGGATGCGTACGGCGCCGTCACCCTGGCGCACCAGGGAGGCCGCCACCCGCTTCGGCGGCGCGTCGCGGTGGACACCCAGGGCGGCGGCGAGCCCGCTGTCGATCACAGCCCGCAGGCTACGGCCGGGCAGGTCTACCGTCGCGTCGTGGTCGATGACGACGAGGACTGGGTCAACCAGCATGTCCCCATCACGCCCTGGCTCGCGAACGCGCTGAAGGTGGCGACCCGGGGCGGCGGGGCAAGGCGGTATCTCATCGCCGACTCGCTGGCCGAGCAGCTCGGCTTCGAGGAGCCGTTGGGAGTGGCGGGCATCCGCATACTGCTGAGCCTGCTCCCGAACCTGGAGGAAGTGCTGCTCGGCGATCCCGACGATTGGGTGTCAGGTGTCGACCTGCCCCGTCGCGTGGCGCTGGGGGCGGTTGGAGATCTCGACGAAGCCGGACTGGTGACGGCGCTGGTCGAGTTGGGGTGGTCGCGGCTGTCACCGCCGCTGACCGTGCGCGACGCGGCCGAACTGCGGGACGCTCTGGCGGGGGCGTTGACCGAGCGCCTGTCGACGGGCCTTCGCGTGATGCTCGACGCGTGGCGCAACCGCGGCCTGTGGATCGCCGACCCCCGCCGTCCACCGCCGAGGGCGGAATCGTCGTCCTGAGTGGCACCGGGCGACCTCCCCCGCCCCTGCCAAGGGTGTCCCTACGGTGGCCCGTGCATGCCTGCCGGAGTCGGTTACGCGACGCCCGGCAGGGTTTGCGCCCCCGCTGATGGAAGCAGGCCTCCCTTTCGCAAGGGAGGGTCGCAGGTTCGATCCCTGCCGGGGGTGCTAGAGCAGGTTACGTCGTTTGGCCCACCCGGCCAGCGCAGCCGCCCGGGCCAGCTCGCTGCGGCGCTTGGGGGACAATCGCTCGGACCGGATGAGCCCGCCTTTGCGGCCGGTCGCCACCGCCAGCTCGTGGAGCTGCTCGGCCGACCAGCCCGGGTGCTTCGCGCGACGAGGCATCCCTCCAGGTTGCCGCAATCTGCGGTGGGCTGGCGGTAGCGTGCTCGGGGCCATCGGGTCCGACCGTGAACCGGACCCCTCCGCTCAGGCCCCCGTCCGCAAGGGCGGGTGTCTTTCTTCGCGCCCGGTCAGGGGGAGTGGCTACATGGTCAGGCTGACAAGCCGCCACGTCTTCGCCGCAGGGTCATGGACGACGGTGCAGGAGTAGGGCGAGCGCACCAGTGCGCCAAAGCCGTTCTGGGAGTCGACGCTGGCCACCACGACGTACGGCCCGTCGCCCGATCCCGAGTAGCTGACTTGGTCGCCCAGCGGATCCCGCCACTTCGCGGTGGCGGGCGCTTTCAGCGTGTCGGTCACGAAGGACTTGCACATCATGAAAGCGTCGTACTCGCCAGACGACACCGACGACACCGACGAGTCCGGGCTGTCGTCCGGGCTGTCGCCCACCAACGCTCCCACCGCTATGAGGAAGACAACCACAACGGCGATGATCAGAGCCCCTTGGGCCCGGCTGGTCAATCGATTCCACCAGACTGAGAAGCGGCCCTTGGCCTGCTCGTCCATTTGTGGGGGAGCTGGTGAGGGCGGCGGCAAGGGCGAGTGGGGCGCGTACCACCGCCCATCGGACCCGCGCCACCAGCCGGGGCCCTGCGAGCTGTCGCTCATTGTCGCCGTGCTCCTTGGTCGCCGTCGGTGGCTCGACCGTACGCCCGGCGTCAATAGTCGGCGCGGGATCCGGGGGCAGGGGCCGACGGTCACTTTCTGCGCGCCACGCTACACAGACGTAATTTCAACTCGACATAACCATTGTTATAGGCGGTCTGGCACGTACGAAAGGCCCGCCCACGCTCAGTAGTCGAGAGACGCGACCACTTCCCGAAGCGCCCGGGTCGTGGCCCGGGTGTACCGGCTCGTCGTCTCCGGTTTCGCGTGGCCGGCGAGCGACTGGACGGCGCGCAGGTTGCCGGTGTTGTCGTTGCCGGTGGCCAGGCAGGTGTGGCGCAGGACGTGCGGCGGAACGACCGGCACGCCCGCCTGCTCGGACACCATCCGCACCCAGGCCCACACGGTGGCCAGCGACACTGTCCCGCCGTAGCGGCCCGGGAACACCCACGGCCCGGACCGGCCCAGCTCGGCCATGGCGTCGACAATCGCGGGATGCAGCGGGATGCGCCGCTGTTTCGATCCCTTGCCCGTTGGAATGAGCAGGCCGGTGGGAAAGGTCGAGTCGGGCGCGTGGAACCAGTCCCAGCGTGTCCCGGCTATCTCGGCCCGTCGGAGCCCGGCGTACATCCCGAGCAGCACGGCGAAGCCGGGACGGTCACCGCGGGCTCGCGCCGCCTTGGCCAGGATGCGGGCATCGTCGGTCTCCTGCGCCTTGCACATCGGCTCGGGCTCGGGCGGTACCCGGATGGCGCGCAGTGGCGGATGGTCGCGGCCGACCAACTCCCAGTAGTACCGGAGCGCGCACCGCACGAGAAGGCGGCTGGAATGGGTCAGCGGTTTGGTGTCCGCGTACTCGACGACCCGGGCCGCCGGGAGCGTTTCCAGGTCGAGGCCCTCGGCGTCACACCACCGCTGCGCGGCGCCGATGGCGAGCGCGTAGAGGGTCGCTGTGCGGGGAGCAAGCCCGAGCGCGAGTAGGGCCGAGTAGTGCTTCGGGTCCGCCATACGGCCACAAGACCGGCGGGGACCGGGCCGGGGCTCAGGCCGCCGAACTGAGCAATCGGCCCTGGTCACGGATCGTAGCGGAGGCGCCGATGAGCCGTCGCGGCTCGGTGAAGAACACCCCGGGATCGACGGCGAAGTAGTCGGCCAGCCTGCGCAGGTCGTTCACCGTGAAACGGCGGTTTCCGCCCAAACGCTCGTACACGCTCTTGCGGGCCACTCCCAGGACCTCAGCCAACGCGCCAGCGTCGACTTCGTTGGCCGCCATCAACATCTGCACGACGAGCCGGACGTTGCGGTCTGCGTCACTCTTCTCGGTAGCCACGAGGCGAGACTAAGGTGTCGGGGACACGCGTAACAAGCCCAATCGCGGATTGCCCTTGACAGAGTGACGAAATCCGGGAACTATTGCCCGCATGCCGGATCGGAGTCCCGCCTTCCGCCACGCCGACGTGCTGCTCAAGGAGCAGGGAGGGATCGTGGCATTCGTCAACAGCCGTCGCGCCCTCGCTGGTCGACAGGGATCGTGGCGGCGGATCGCTCTCGAGCTCCGGGACCTCACCGACCGCGAAGTCGACCTCGACCAGTCGACGTTGCGCAGTTGGTCCGAGTTCGGGTGGTTCGATCCCACCCCCGACGACGAGCCGGCGGCGAAGACCGGATGAGCACGCCCCGCCACCTGTGGATCTCCGACCCGTCCCACCCCCGCCGGGCCGACCCCATGCGCACCTTCGGCGAGCGCCGGGGAGAGCCCGGATCGCGCGTCGGCGTCACCAAGCCGGCCGCGTACCAAGCGGAAGGGCCGGCGTCAATGAGCGCCCTGCGGCTTGAGAAGTCGGAGTGGGGTCCGGGCCCGTGGCAGGACGAGCCCGATCGGGTCGAGTGGCGCCACGCCGGCCTGCCCTGCCTGGTGCGGCGCTCCCCCATGGGGGGTAACTGGTGCGGGTACGTCGCCGTGCCCCCGGGCCATCCCCTGCACGGCGCCGACTACGACACGCCCGGCGTCGACGTCCACGGCGGCCTGACCTACGCGGCGGCGTGCGACGGGTCCGAGGGCGTCGGCATCTGCCACGTCCCCCGTGAGGGAGAGCCGGCCGATGTGTGGTGGCTCGCGTTCGACTGCCACCACCTCTGGGACATCGCTCCGTGCTTCCTGGCCGAAATGGCCAGGATCGGCATCCCCCAACACCGCCACGGACATGAGGTCTACCGGGACCTGGCCTACGTCACCGCCGAGACGAACCGCTTGGCCGACCAGCTCGCCGAGCTAGCCCCGTGACCCGCCCCACGCCGGCCCGCTTCCCGGGCTGGCCCATCCCTGCCGGGAGCACCCCGTTCCTTTCCGGGGACACGTCGCCTGCGCCTGCGGGCGTCAACGGGGTGGATCTCCCCGAAGGCGACCTGCTCCCGGCACACCCCGCTCCTGTCGCTCGTGGGGGTGATGCGCCTCGGTCCGCCGTCGGGGCGCTCGCCTCCACCGGCGACAGGGCCGAACCTCTGGCGGCGACACCCCTTCGGGGAAGTGGGGGTGTCGTCGCCGGTGCCGCCATGCCGGCCGAGCTCGAGGAGCTGCTCCACGACGTCCGCCAAGCGTGGGGCGCGGACGTCGAGGTCGACGATGACCTCCTGGCACAGCTGTTCGTGCCCAAGGCCGGCGTGTGGGCTGGCGTCCCGACGGTCGACCACTACCGCCACCTGCGCGTCGGCGACGAGCCATGAGCGCGGCGCCCATCCACATCGCCCACGGTTCCCACGGCAACAACCCAGGCGTAAGAAAGTGCGCGGCCGAGTGGCGCTACTTCCTGTGCCGCTGCGACCGCTGCACCGAGGCCAAAGCCGCCGGCACGCTGCTGACCGACGTGCCGCCGTGCAGCCCGCCCACGATGGCCCGGGTCATTCCCGCGGTGAACGACCGCCTCACCGATGCCGGCCGCCAGCGCTTGGCCTCCCGCATCCCCCTCATCCCCTCCGTCGAGGCCGGCGCTGAGCGGGCGGTCCTGCTGCGCGTCGAGCGCCGGGTCGCGCTGTGGTGTGCCCGCAGCGTCGAGCGCTTCGCCAAGGACTCACGGGTCAAGGCGTGCAACGAGGACTCACGGGTCAAGGCGTGCAACGACGTCACCGAGCAGTTCCTGGCCGGGCCGGCAACCGCAGCCGAGCTACGCGAGGCGGCGGCGGAGGCGGCGGAGGCGGCGGAGGCGGCGGAGGCGGCGGAGGCGGCG